CACGCGGTCGCCCTTGACGAGCGTCGGCTTGACGAAGTGCCCGTCTTCGAAGCGGCCGGGCCCGACCTTCACCACGCGGCCGAAGCGCACCTTCTGCGCGTCGCCCACGTCTGCGATGACGATGCCGCCTGCGCTGACCTCCTCGCGCTCGGGCTCGACGATCACCACGTTCTGCAGCGCCTCGACCTGCTCGATGTCGACGAGGCTGCCGGTGCTGTCGTACGAGTGCCGGTCGGGACCGGTGCTGTGATGCCCAAGATTTACGTCACCAGACATGCCTTACTCTCCTGAGAAGATGTTGAACACCCCGCGATTGATCGGCAGCCCGAGGCTGGCCTCATCGAGGGAGTAATTTGGAGCCTTGATGTTCGACTTCGACGACTTCGCGTGGTAGATGCACGTCGGAGTCGGTTCCGTTCCAAACAGGGGGCAAAGCATCGTCGCCAGCCCGTAGACGAGCGCCGTCTCGTAGCCGGGTGGCAGCGAGACTGCGACCTGCAAGCTCGCGAGGTTCGCGAACTGCGCCTGATACCCGACGAAGCACTGGTACGGCGTGCTCGGCGTCGGGAAGAAGTTGAGCGTGCCGTCGGGCATCCCGCTGTTGTAGAAGCAGCGATCGGGGAGCCCCGCGGACGTCTTGAATGCGATGCGCGCGTAGTCCTCCGCGCCGATCATCGTGACCGTGTAGTCGACGTTGCTCTGGCGCACGAAGATGTGCTGGATCTGGATCGGCCGCGCGAGCAGCAGGTTCGTCGAGTAAGCCGACTGTCCCGGCGTCATCACGAAGCTGTCCTGCGCCTGATTGAAGACGGTGAGCGATTCGTTGCTCCACTCGTCGAGCAGACGGTTCAGCGTGCGCAGCGCCACGCCCGCCGACGTAGGATCGAGCGCGTTGTACTGGTCACCGATCCCAGCGGCGAGGGCCGCATCGTTGACGATGTCGGCCGCCGTCGTCATCGATTACTCCTGCGCGGCCTTGATCGCGGCACGCACCTCCGCGATGCGCTTCGCGACCGGATCGGACTGCTCGATCGCGGGACACGTCTCGACGCCGAACTCCGCGGGCGAGTCGACCCACCCGTCACCGAGCGCCGTCTCTTCCATCGCGTTCTCGACGACGATGCCCTGCGGGTACTTCTCGTGGTACTTGACGCGCGGGAACGCACCGACGACGCCGTGCACCGCGTTCTGCGACTCGACGTAGGGCACCTTGACCTTCTTCTCTTCGAAACCGAACGACATGCGATTCTCCTGTGGTGAGAAAAAACGCCCCGGTCTGGATTTCAAGGTCCAGCCGGGGCGTGAAGCGATTCAGGCGCCGGGGATTAACCCGCCACCTGCGTCGCCAGCTCTTGGTAGACCGTGGCCCACCCGTAGAGCACGTCGGTACGGCACGGGACCGTATCCGTCGCGATCGCGTACTGGCGCGCGACGCGCATCGAGACGCCGTTGTAGCTCTTGCGGGCGCCCCACGCACCGAACTGGCTGACCTCGATCAGGTCGGCCGTGCCGAGGCGGAACGCGTCCTTGTGGTACGCGAGGTTGCGCCGGTAGGCGGTGCTCGCGGTGCCCACGACGGTGATCGCCGCGTTGTCCGCCGCGAAGCCCGTCACGTTCTGGAACGGCCCACCGGCGATGATCGCCGGGCTGATGACGACCGTCGCGTTGCCGCCAGCGTCCGAGGACACGTCGGCCGTCACGACGAACTGCGCCGCTTGACCGGTCGACACGCGCGATTGCGGGTTGACCATGTTGACGCCCGCGAGCGTGATGATGTCGCCAGCCTTCAGGCGCGAGGCCGCGGCCGCCGTCCACCCGTCGGTCACGAGCGAGGTCGTGTTCGCCCAGCCTGCGGACAGACCTTGGTTCGCACCGTTGACGAGCGGCGTGCCGCCCAGCGGGCCGACGGTGTGCATCGAGATGTTTTGATCCATCGCGATCATCAGGCCGAGGGTGTTGCGGGCGTCGACGAACTGGCCGTCTTCGTACTGCTGCGCGATGCGCGAGGCCGACTGGAACAGGCCCGAGAGGCCGTTGATCAGCGACGCGTTCGACGCGGGGTCGAGCACGAGCGAGCGTTGACCGTCACGCGGGGTGGCGGTTTCGTCGAGGCGCTGGGTCGCGGCGAGGAGCGCGGCGGCCGTGGCGGGCAGCGTGCCCGGCGTGCCGACGTGGTTGCCCACCGTGTTCTGCGCGTTGACGAGGCCGTCGAAGTCGATCTTGTTCGCGATCGCGGGCATGACCGGCTTCAGCACGCGGTCGCTGAACTCGTCGAGGCTGACCGTCATGTCGGCCGTGGTGAACGTCGTGTCGACGTGCGCCTGCGTGGTCAACGTGAGCGGGAGGCTCGTTTCGGTGTAGTCCTGCGTTGCGAGCGCGGCACCCGTCGAGACGGTGTAGCGCGCCGGGCGGCGGATGTTCAACGTGTAGCCGATCTTCGCGCCCGAGACGCCGAACTTCGGGTCGTACTCGCGCGAGGCGTTCTTGCTGAAGACCATGTTGTTCACGAGAATCCGCAGGGATTCCATCGTGTACATGGTCGGGGTAAGGATCTGGTTGCTCATGGCACTTCGCCTATTTCTTGCGGGCGTTGCGCTTCGCTACGAAGTCGTCCATCGACATATCGTCGGAGAACTCCGCCTGCACCGCGCCCTTTGCCGCCACCGGAACACCCGGTTTCGGCGCATTGGAGATCGCAGGAGGACGTTGGGCATTGGCCTCGATCGCACCGAGCCGCACCGCTACCTTCGCGGGTGGCATCTGGTTCAGCTTCGCCACTTCGCCGGGATTCTTGGCGAGGTGGTAGAGCACCGCGGCTGGTTTCTCGACGCCCTGCATGATCGCGGCGGCCACATGAGGGGCCACCTCGACGTCCGCGTTCGCGCCCGTCACCTGTGAGAAGTCCTTGAACTCCTTCGCGCCGTTGCTGACGCGCTCGTTGAACTCCTGCACCTGCTGCGCTGCTGCCTGAACCTGCTGTGCTTGCGCTGCCTGTTGCGCGAGGTGGCCGAAGACCTGTCCGACGGTCCGTTGCGCCTCCTGACGCGAAGTCCACGCGGACGTGTCGGCAATGAACTGCGCGACGTCGGTGTACTTCGCCGGGTCCGGCTTCGGATCGGCTTGAGGTTGCGGCTGTTGCGGGCGTTGCGGCTGCGGTTGTTGCCGCTGCAGCAGTGCCTGCACCATGCGCTCCAGCTCCGCGTTCTTCTGCGTTAGCTTGTCGATCTTTCTGGCGACGTGGTGCTTGCCCGGTTGCGCGGGCGCCCCGTCTTCTGGGGCTTCGGCCTCGTCGCCGCCGCCGTCGACCGGCGTATCGGCTGCTTCTCCCTGCGCTTCCGAGTTCGCGGGGACTTCGTTCTGAGCGGGTTCGCCGCTCGCGGGTGCATCAGGCGTAGTGCCAGATTCGGGGGCCGCTGCGGGCTCGCTGAACGTCTGCGATTCGGCGCTATACGTCACGCCGTTCTCGCGCGCGATCTGCGCACGCTGCAAGTCGGCCGGGGAAACCGGCGGTGGTGTTGCTGGTGCTGCTACTTCAGCTTCTGGCATGGGTTTCCTCGTGCCTCCGACGGGTTGCGCGCCGCCGTACCGCGTTCATCCATTATTCCCGTAAAAGGGAAACGCTCGGCAGCGATCAGGGCTGGCCCGTGATCGCCTCCGCCTCCGGTTGCATCGCGGCCGCTTCCGCGGACACGCGCGACACGTCGATCTGCTGCTGCTTGGCGTGCGCGTCGATCAGCCCGAGGAGGAAGTCGAGCGCCTCCCCGAGTCGCTGGCCGTTCCCATCGGCCTCGGTGAGGCCTGGTGCGGGGTGTACGAGGCGAGGTTCTCGCGCAGCGAGGCGCGCGTCTACCTGCTCGAGCACGACGTGCT